TATTATAACAGTTAATCCCTTAAATAATTTAAATTTTGCTAAATATATATAAAAATAATAATAATAAAAAACTCATTAAAATTAATGTTAGTTTAGCGAGTTTTTTATTGAATAATAAAAAATTGATTTAAATATATGACTAATGTTGATAATATAATCTATAATATTGAAACAATGGACTTAACCAAATTATCAAAATCAACCCTTTTAGTAAAGTGCGAAGAACTTGGTATAACCAAATGTAAATCAAAAAATAAAGGAGAATTAATTGATTTAATAAACATTAATTATCAATCTAAAAATACACAAATTAAAATCATTATTAAGAGTGAAGATGAACCCATTATTTCACAAGTGTCTTCTTTAATTTTAGACAGCAATAACGCGCCTATATTAAGTTCGCCTCAAATAAATAATTATACATTAGTTGACCTATTTTGCGGAACTGGAGCATTTTCACATGCTTTTCATAAAACTAATAAAGTAACAACAATATTTGCGAATGATATATTAGATAGTTCAGAAGCCATATTTAATTTAAACAATAACATAAAATTAACTAAACAAAATTTAATTGACCTAAAGGACGAAAATATACCTAAATCGCAATTATTAACCGCGGGGTTTCCCTGCCAACCGTTTAGTATTGCAGGAAATCAAAAAGGATTTGATGATGAAAGAAGTAATGTATTTTGGAAAATTTTATCAATAATTAAATATAATGCTCCTGAAATAGTTATATTAGAAAATGTAAAAAATTTACAAAGCCACGATAATGGTGAAACATTTAAAATTATTATTAAAAATTTAGAAAATTTAAATTATTATATTAAATATTCAATACTTAATACTTGTAAAATTACTGGAATACCTCAAAATAGAGAAAGAATATATATTGTGTGCTTCAAAGATAAAACGATGTATGATAAATTTAATTTTGATTTTCCAGAAATCGAATTGAAACCAGTAATCCAATTTCTTGAAAAAGAGATTCCTAAAAAATATTACTACAACAATTCAACCATAATATATGACGAATTAACAAAAAATGTTGTAAAACATATATCAACAAATACAATTTATCAATATAGAAGATATTACGTGAGGGAAAATAAAAATAATGTATGTCCTACTTTAACCGCAAATATGGGGAGTGGAGGGCATAATGTTCCCATAATATTAGACGATACTGGAATTCGTAAACTTACTCCAAGAGAATGTTTTAATTTACAGGGGTTTCCGGTTGATTATATTTTGCCAACAATTTCTACTAATAAATTATATTGTTTAGCAGGTAATGCAGTTTCTGTTCCAGTTGTTACTCTTATCGCAAATCGGTTATGTAATCTTTTTTAAAAATTAAAATATATTTTCAAAGGTGCCTTCGTAAATTTTTTCGTACAAATTACTTATTTGAGGATATATATTATCCCAACTTATATGCGGTCTTCGTCCTTCAATCAATTGATTTCCCAGTGTTTGTTTTTTATTTACGTTGATGTTTTTAAATTCGTCTGATAAATAGTTCAAATTGACTTTCCATAAAACAATTTCATTATTTAACCATTTTCTTAAATCCAAAAAGTATAACACTCCAAATTTTTTACCTGGTCCAAATTGTGACGGGCCACTTGATGTAAACGATTTTACTTCAATTGGTGTAGTTTTATCATATTTATTTGAGTATAAATCTCCTGTTAATCCATGTTTTTTATCAACCCCTTTACACCATACACAACTTTTATCATTTTCATATTTTCTAATAATAAATTTGGTTATATTTTCAGTAATATCTTCTGGTGTATTTTGATGCCTTATTGGTAACCCTTCGTTAATTAAAACTTCATCGCTTATATACATAGTTTTAAAATTTTCAAAGCGTTTAATTAATGTTTGTTCGTCATATTTATCATTTAATATTTCAAAAGTCGGTTGATTGTTAGATTTATTTAATTGTTCTTCCATTACTATAGTGTATTATATTAAGTATTTTATTTATTAAACTAAATTCAATTTTATTATTTCATAAGCGCAAGTATAGAAATATATAATTTATTAATATTATGATATAAATATAACTTATCATATTATATTATAACATGAGTGACTGTGAAACTAGAGACTGTGAAACGAGAGAATGTGAAACGAGAGACTTTGGAAGAGACGAAGACATTATTAAAACCGATGAGGGTCTAGTGCTTAATCCGTATAATTGTCTAAATTCTGAGATTAAATTGAGCGACGTTCAATCTATTCTTACAACATATGGAATTCCACCCAGGATTTACAATATGGAACTATATAGACGGGCGTTTATTCATCGGTCTTATACAAAACGTCCTGAATTTGAAAATATACAACAGAATATTAAAATTGTTGATAAACCAGCAAATTGTTTGCCTCTAAGCACTAAATCAAATGAACGATTAGAGTTTCTTGGTGATGGTGTTTTAGAATGTGTCACTAAATATTTATTGTATAGACGTTTTCCTAAAAGCAATGAAGGGTTTATGACAGAAAAGAAAATTGCTATTGTTAAAAATGAAGCAATTGGTAAGATTGCGTTGGAAATGGGATTACATAAATGGTTAATTTTATCACGTAATGCAGAAGAAAAAAAAACCAGAACAAATTTAAAGAAACTCGGTTGTTTATTTGAATCGTTTATTGGCGCGTTGTTTTTAGACTTTAATAAAATTACAGTTAATGATGAAGATGGATGGTTTAAAAATACGTTCATTACAGGTCCAGGATTTCAAATGGCTCAGAAATTTATTGAGACTGTATTTGAAAAACACATTGATTGGGTTGCATTAATTCAAAATGATGATAATTATAAAAATATTCTCCAAGTTAAAATACAAAAGGAGTTTAAGGTTACGCCGCATTATTTACAAATGGTAAGAGAACTAGACGATGGCTATAAAATGGGTGTATATTTATGTATTGGTCAGCCTATTCATTGTGTCAATATATCTGACGCGATTCATATTAATACACTAAATAGTTTTAAAGCCGTACAAGATTATGTTTTACAACACAATGGCAAAATATTTTTATTTTTAGGTGAAGGCTTACATAAAATTAAACGCAAGGCAGAACAGATTGCATGTAATGAAGCTTTGCAGTTTTTAAATTAGTCAGACACGGTTTTGTAAATATTTTATATTTGTAATTTAATTTATTCAATAAACATATTGTTCTCATAAATAAACTTTTCCAATATATTAAATAATAAAAATTTATATATTGAAAATATATAAGTAATGAATTTTTTAGTGTCCCTTAAAGAAAAATTAAAAAATAAACCAGAGGTTCATCCAAATTTAGGTGTAAAGGTAATTTTGGCACCTCCAACACAAAAATTAGGTGTTGATTTTGAGGCAAAACCTAAAACATTAATTACTGCTGAAAAAGATGAAGGTAAAAGAGCTACGGATATTTTAGAAGCAATTAGACACAATAAATTAACTGCTGTTATTAAAAAACACCCTGAAGAAATTAAAGAATATATACCACCCCAAGCACCTGTAATTCAAGACAAAATAAAAAACAAACCTAAAAAAATATTAGCAAAATATACTATTCAAGAAGATGTTAAAGATAATGAAGACGTTAAAGATATTCCAGAAGGAGGCCCTCGCCTTGAAGAAGATAATGTTCAAGAAGATAATAATCTTCAAGAAGATAATGTTGTTGAATACGACCAAATTATTGTACCGGTTAATAAACCCAAAAAGAGAACTACTAAAAAGGTCATACGGGGAGTTATTCCTTTAGGAACTGACCTAATGCTCCAAATTGGGGATACAACTTTAGCAAAACGACTGCCTCCTATTCCTGTTGTTAATGTCAATGTTTCCAGCTACTATATGAATAACCGCGAAATATTTGTGAACTTTATCAATGGATTGTTTGAAACATATAAGGATGATTTATTAGATGAAAGTAAAGGAATTAGTTGTGAAGATATAGGCAAAGATACCGGAGAACTTTCATTACTAACACATCAAAAGATTGTGAGAGATTATATGAATTTATTTACGCCTTATAGGGGGTTATTATTATTTCACGGGTTAGGTTCTGGCAAAACATGTAGTTCAATTGCTATTGCTGAAGGCATGAAGAATGGCAAAAAAGTATATATTTTGACACCTGCATCTTTGAGGCGTAACTATATTGAAGAAATAAAAAAATGCGGTGATCTTATATATAGAAAAAATCAATTCTGGGAATGGATATCTGTTGATGATACCCCAGAGTTAGCCGAATCTTTATCCGCTTCATTAGGATTACCAGTAGAATATATTAGAAGACATCGTGGCGCTTGGCTTGTAAATATAACAAAACCATCAAATTATATTGAACTGTCAACAACTGATAAAACAGTATTAAACGCACAACTTGATGAAATGATAAGAAATAAATATACATTTATTAATTATAATGGTTTAAGAAGAGAAAAATTTCGGTCTTTAACCAGTAATTTTGAAAAAAATATTTTTGATGATTCTGTTGTTATTATTGACGAAGCCCATAACTTAATTAGTCGGATTGTTAATAAAATAAATAAAATTTCCAAATTTGCAGAGAAAAAAAGAGGACCCGGAGAACTTTTACCACAATCATTATCACTTTTATTATACGAATTTTTACTTAAAGCCGATAATTGTAGAGTTGTATTATTAACAGGAACGCCCATTATTAATTATCCAAATGAAATAGGTGTATTATTTAATATTTTAAGAGGATATATTAAATCGTGGAAATTAACATTAAATAACGAAACTAACAAAGTAATATCAAACGACAAACTACAAGAATTGTTTTCAAAAGAAAAGGTATTAGATTATTTTGATTATGTTCCTAGTTCAAAAACTTTAACAATTACTCGCAACCCATATGGTACTGAAAACCGAATAATGGTGGGAGTATCAGGATATAACGGGGTTACAAATAAACCAAAAGAAAAACGTGATAAAAATCACGAAATTGAAAGAGATGCAATGGGTGATATAATTTATGAGAAGCGTGGCAGTATTTCTGATGCTGATTTTATTATGAAAATAGTTAAACTGTTAAAAAAGAATGATATTAATGTTGAAACGCGAGGAACGACGTTTACAGTAAATACTGCTCTTCCAGACACGTTAGATGAATTTATTAATTCATTTATTAATAAAGAAACCGGCAAAATTACAAACATAGAAAAATTTAAGCGTAGAATAATTGGGCTTACTTCTTATTTCCGTTCAGCACAAGAAGAATTATTACCTTCATATGATAAAGACTTTGATAAACATGCCGTTTTTATACCTATGAGCGATTATCAATTTAAAATATACGAAGATTATCGTCATGAAGAGAGAAAAGTTGAAAAGCCTAGTAAAAAAACGTCGGGTGTTGTGGATAAAGACGGTGTATTTAAAGAACCCTCGTCTACATATCGCATTTTTTCTCGTTTAGCCTGTAACTTTGTTATGCCTACCCCGCCTGGACGTCCAAATCCCGCAGGATATAGACTTATTGGAGAAGCAAAGAAAAACGAACAGTTATTAAATTGGATGAAAGAAACGTATTTTAACGATGATACACACGAGTTTAATGATGATATACAACAAAAATATGAGTCATTTAAAACAAAAATTCCTGATGAAAATCTTACTAAGTATAATTTAGAACTTCAAAATATAATTAGTTTATATTTAAAAGAATATTTTACAAAAAATAATAGAGAACCAATTGAAGAATTTGCCAAAAAAAATGGTTATACACAAATTTTTGAAAAAAACATCCAACCTAACTTAATAGCTAATGTTAATGTAAATTTACAACCTATAACGGATAAAGCGGTTGCAAAGGCAACAAAGGCAACAAATGCTGAAGAGAAGGCAACAAATGCCGAGGCAAAGGCAACAAAGGCAGAGGCAAAGGCAACAAGGGCAGAGGCAAAGGCAGAGGCAAAGGCTGATAAAGAGCAAGCCAAGGCTGAGGCAAAGGAAGAGAAGGATAGACAAAAAGCTGATGAAAAGGCTATCAAACTTGCAGAAAAAGAACAAATCAAACAGGATAAAAAGGCAGAAAAAGAACAAATCAAACAGGATAAAAAGGCAGAAAAAAATTTAAAAGGGGGCAACGAAGACGAAAGTGAAGACGATAGTGATGACGAAAGTGAAACAAATGACGAAGACGATAGTGATGACGATATAGATAGCGAAGATAATTATATCGATGATAACACATTTGCAGGAGGAGACGGAAGTTCAAACCCAGCTGAATTGTTTGTTGATAAACACGAGGAAGACGAAAATATAATTTTAGACGGTTATAAAGATGAAGATGCTATTTTAAGAGAATACGATGAATTAGAAAGTGATGAAATTTTGGAAAAAATGGGTTCGATTGAATATACTGAAGCAATTAAGGCAGCGTTGCGTTATTTGA